AACCGCGAGAATCACCGTAGACGGTGTTGTATCCCTGAGCTGTCGTATTAGCTGCGTTATAGCCCTGAGATGAGCCTTGAGCTGCGTTATAGCCTCTGCTGTTTGATCTTGCTGCGCCATAACCCTGTGCTTGACCTGACGCAGCGTTATATGTGTTAGCTTGAGCGTTCTGTGCATTGTAGCCCTGAGCACTTCCAGTCGCTGCGCCATAGCCTCTTGACGCTGCATTTTGAGCATTGTAATTAGACGCTGTGCCAGTAGTGGCGTTATAGCCTTGGCCTGTAGTCTGGTTGGCTCGATACCTTCTATAACCAGCATTCGCAGCGTTATAGCCTCTTGAATCTACCCCTGCCGCATCAAAACCTTGATAGTTAGCATTCTGAGACTGATACCCCATAGCCTGCGCGTTTTGCGCGTTATACTGGCTAGGGTTTATCTGCATCGGCTGGTAAGCCATACCCTCACGAGTGCCTGCCATTGCATCAGTTAAGCCTTGAGCAGACTGCTCAAACACGTTCGGATTCTGGCTGACTGGAGTAGATTGAGCTGCGCTAGTTGGGGCTACCGTCTGCTGAGTGCCGCCGCCTTTCCCTGCCATTGCCTGACTGCCAGAGGTTTGTGGCCCTACTTGAGCGGTAGTCGTGTTAGGAGCAGTTGATCCTATAACTGGTTGGATTGCTCCGGTTGTTTGTCCTGAACCTGCCATGTCTGCTACCTCGATGCTAATCTTGCTCTGCGCTTAATAGCCGCGCCAGAGAGTCTAGGGTTTTTTGTTTGCACCTGTGGAGTAGCTACGCTCATGTCCAGAGGAGTGTTCATATACTGATTATAGTCTACAGGCGGGATTGGTGGCTCACTTACAGGAGGTTGAGTCACCTGTGGTTGAGCGGCCTGTTGACCTGTATATCCACCTGCTAAACCATCTAAATACGGATTATAACCTGCTGCTGAGTCTCCACTACCTGTTAGATAAGGGTTAGAAGCGCCAGAGCCGAACTGGTTAGCCTGCACGTTTTGGTAGTTAGCTGTGCTGTTTCCTGCTTGGAATCCTTTACCTAAAGAGAAGTTTTGCGCTTTCTTCCAGAAGCCGCCTGAATCATACTCAAAGCGGAAGGTGTTGTTTTCACTGGGTACAACATGGAGGTAGTTATCCATGGCTGCACGAGAATCAAACATACCAAGCTCATCAACAAAGTACCGCTCGGCATCTTTTCTGGCTTGCTCTACGTTAGGAGAGTAGAAACGCACAGCTTCAAAGTTTACCTTACCGTTTTCAACATCTTTAAGAAAGTCTTCGTTTTTCTTGTTGCCTGCCGTGTAAGACCACCCCTCACCTAAACTAGGTATACCGCCTACATTGCCAGAGCCGACTTGGCCACCGTAAGTAGTGTCTTGCTGAGTAGGCTGAGGCATACCGCCATATGTGCCTTGAGGAGTGACACTAGGCGCTACGTTACCCAGAAGACCTCCAGAGCCTTGCGGAGGAGTCGCTACTGGAGCAGAAGGCTGCGGTGCAGGAGGAGTCACTGGAGCAGAAGGCTGAGGTGCAGGAGTGAAAGGCTGAGGTGCATCCATTGTCACACCCGCTGCTGTGCCAGCGCTCGGCAACATATCGCCGTAGTTAGCTGCACCACCTACAGGAGTAGAAGTAGGCGCATTGAAGCGATCAAATAATGACATCTGATCAGGGTACGCTTGACGAGCGGCTGCCATAGCCTGCTCAAACATAGGATAAGCGCTGTACGCTTGAATGCCGCCTGCGAACTCCTGAGACTCAGGAAGCATCGAGCTAACATCCATCGGGCCAGCTAAGCCGAACGCATTGCCTGCGTCCATCGCTGATTGCATACCCGCCTGCTGCATGGGATTGATAGCAGCAACTGCGCCACCCATCCACGGAATCGGGTTATAGTTCTGCACGCCTTGAGCGCGATCAAGATTCTCATACGCCTTGCCGAGAATCTCCGGTGGTATTTCTACAGATGAAGTAGCGCCGCCGCCTAATGAGTCCATGTTAAACCTCCAATGCTAGACTGACGAACGATTCAGTCCAGCCTTTTTTCTTTAATACTTTAACCCAACCTTTGCGACCAGCAATCGACATACCATCGCACCCTAAACTTTTGGCCCAAGCTACGGCTGATTCATTCATATCAACTATAGTCTCTAGCTTGCCCCCTGCCAAAAAGACGTGCAAGACTTTCTTTCTGGGGAAAACAATAATCTCTGTGATCGCACAAGCGTCATTAGCAGGCCAGAATTGCATCTTGCCCTCCATGACCGCCTGCACAATATCCTCAAATAAGTGTGTACCGCCAGAGCGATCCAGTGCGGCCTGTATCCAAGGTTGGCATCTCTCTAGCTCATCCTGAATAGTTATCTGTCTTTGTGCGCTCATTGTCTTAACCTCGTAACACTCAGTATAACACTTGGTGCAGAAGGTGCGAATGCTGTTGCCGCCGAAGCGTCAAGACTCACAGTTGTGTCGTCTGCTGCCCAATATGCGGCTAGAGTATCACCTGCTGACATTTGAAACATCACCGAGCGAGACATAACTAGCGTTTCACCGTTAGAGTGTAGTGACACCTTGATGGTAGAGCCTGCCACATCAGATCCATTGATCTTGGGCCAAAACCAGAGATTCTTTGTGCTGGCCGATGTAGACGTGATCTGCACAGAGAATGCCAGTTGGTAAATCCCTGCCTCATCGAAGGTGATCGTGTAGTTATCCACCCCCAGAGTGATGCCGCTCTCATAGGCTGTGGAGTTAAACGTAATCGGATAAGCGGTATTGATGGCGGCTGGCGTTTGGTCTGTCGTATCGCTAAATACAGCGTAACCATCAGCTAAGACAATCTGGCGGTATTCTCCACCCTTGGAAACCACTGGATAACCAGTGGTGTCCCATAAAATAACCCCGTCTTCCTTAGCTGAAGCGCCTGTTAGCTTATACTCAAGCTGCGATTTAGTCCTGCGAAGGAAGTCAACCAGACGCTCTGCCCATTGTCGCCAGTCTGTGGCGGGTAATGGAGGATTCATCGTCTACCGCCTGCCACAACATTAAGCCTCATACGACCGGAGCGCCAGTTGACAAGTTCTTGGCCTGTAATCCGCATTCTTACTTGTCGACCCGTAAACCTAGCGCCTGTTGGGTTATCGACTATGTAAGGGCCGTAAGTACGCTCTACGTCATTAGGGTAGAAGCGCGTCTTGAAGGTTAGCGTGACCTCTCCCTGATTAAGCTCATCAGGCACAATCTCTGTGACCTTCATAACAGCGTCACCTTCACCCAAAGATATAGGGCCAGACTCCACGAAAGGCTCTTCGCCACCATGCGACCAGCCTTGCTCATGGTTATAAGCATGGCCAGCAGAGTCAAACCAGATAGGTCTACCGAACACGCCTGCATCGATGGCGGCTGTTCTGTCTAATGAGCCTATATTCCAGTAGTTTTCCTCGTAATCATACACCACATAGCGATTATTCTCTGTGCTAGAGGCTGAAGGATAAAACCACCAAATCTCACCGAACTGTGAGTTGTGTACTGCACACACTTTAGACATCTGCGAGCGAGAGATGTCATCGAACACATAGTCGTATACATCGCAAGGTAGGCGGCTGACACTAGACCCGTCATAGATGAAAAACCCTCTCTGGCCCATCCAAAACGCGCCACCGCGAGCAGCTGCGGCTGCCTGACGAGATACTGCACCACACGCTGTACCAACACGCTCAAAACCGTACACAGTTGGCGGCCCTTGATAGGTCGCTATGTGCGCGTCTAGGTTAGTAAGCAGTAATGTCCTGCCGCGTATTCTAAGGCCGCACATGATCTCGCCAGAGGTCTGAAGCTCGATGTCACCTGCCTCGTTGGTCGCTGTAGGCGTCCATGTTGTGTTGTCCTCGCGATCAGACCACGCCACCTTGCGAGGATTGCCGCCAGAGGCTAACGCGAAGACGAAGCGCTCTTCTGTTACTAGCATCGCCTTATTGCCTGTGGGCGCAGTAGCGATGACAGTCGCAGGAGACGCTGTGTTTAGCGTCCACTCGTAAATCTTGCCATCATCATTCATACAAGCCAGCAGGTTTTCGCCCCAGTTATCTAGCGACCATACCGAGCACTCTTGGAATTGGTAGTTTGATGGGCGAGAGATGCCGTAGTAAGCCGTGCCATACGCCTTACCGCCGAAGCTAGTGTTTTCTGTAGCGTCAATAGAGCCAGAGGTAAAACCTGCTGGTGTGATGTCATAGGCAGTGCCAGAGGCATTGGCGATGTGTAGCTTGTTGTATGTACCATACGCTACCCACGAGTCGCCAGACAAATCGATCCATGAGGCAGCGCCACGGGGAGGAGACGTTGCCGCCGAGGAGATACGCACATCCCAGCCGCCTATTGGTCTAACAGAGCCGTTTTGCCATCGGATAAAGTTCGCATCACGCCATCGGCCAACTGATTCAAAGTCTGTACCATGACGATAAATCCCCGCAGGGATATTTACACTTAGGTATGGCACGATAGCCTCCAAATACTAGAGCTTTAGAGATTCCACAAGAGCACCTTGGAAGGCGCTCTGTGCTGCTTTTAGCTGCTCTGCTTGGAATTGCAGGTTTTGCAGCTTGGTATTAATATCCTGAAGTTGAGAAACAGCGTACTTCTGCTGCTCAGTCATCTCTTCAGTATCATACTCTTGTTCATCGATAGTAATGATCACATTAGTTTCCTTTTAGTGTGGCTACTTCAGCTTCCAAGGTTTCGATGCGACCGAGTGCCTCTTGTAACGCCTTAGTCAACAAAGGAACTAACTTGCTCTGGTCGATGCCTTGGTACTTAGGATTACCTTC